TTGGTGGTGGCGCTCGTGCTAATCAATTTAAGGTAACGATTACTCCCCCGACAGGAATCGCGATTTCTCTTGATGTTGCTAGAACTTCTTTTCTGGTAAGAGGATCAAGTCTTCCTGCCTCAACTCTGGGTGAAATTGCGATACCATTTAGAGGAAGAGAAATATATATTGCTGGAGACAGAACAACTGCTGAAACTTGGAACACAACTTTCTTGAACGATACGGACTTTATGATTCGTAACGCTATGGAAAGTTGGATTAACGGTATTAATGATGCTGCCGATGCCACTGGTGTTACTGTTCCTGCTGCCTATCAAACTGATATGCAAGTAGAACATTTAGATCGTGATAACACAGTTCTAAAAACTTATATATTTAGAAGTGCGTGGCCAACATCTGTTTCTGCTATAGATTTGACTTCAGAAGCAGCTGCAGCTATTGAAACATTCGATGTGACTTGGAGATATCAACATTTCGAGGCTTCCGGCGTAAATTTCTAATTTGAACCTACTAAATAGTGTAATACGGTAGGAGATATTATGGCAGAACTTTTTGGGTTTACAATACAACGAGCAATTAAGGATAAGGGTGGGGAAAGAACATTTTCCACCCCAACTCCTGATGACGGCACCATTGATGTAGCTGGTGGCGGTTTCTTTGGACAAATTCTTGATACAGATGGTAGAGAACGATCCGATATAGATTTAATTCGGCGGTATCGTGATATTGCTCAGCAAGCTGAGTGTGATACTGCTATTGAAGATATCGTAAATGAGGGTATTGTTTCTAATCAAAATGACCAATCAGTAGAAATTTCTTTAGATCGTTTACGTTATCCCGATAAAATTAAAAGAAAAATTCGTGCAGAATTTGATGAAGTTTTACGACTTCTACATTTTGAACAAAGAGGACATGATGTTTTTCGTCGGTGGTATGTGGATGGACGAGTATTCTATCATAAGATTATTGATACTAAAAATCCAAGAAAAGGAATTACAGAACTAAGATATATTGATTCAACCAAAATTAGAAAAGTCAGAGAACTCAAAAAAGATATTGATTCCAAAACTGGCGTTGAAATGGTTGACAAGATTAATGAATATTTTGTATACAATGAAAAGGGATTAAATCCTCTTACTATGGGCGCAGCTGGTCTAGGAGTAAAGATAGCAACAGATTCAATTGCTTATATTCCCTCTGGTTTGATAGATGGTAATAGTGGTAGAGTTATGTCTTATCTACATAAGGCAATTAAACCTGTAAATCAATTAAGGATGATTGAAGATGCGTTAGTTATTTATCGCATTTCAAGAGCACCAGAACGTAGGATTTTCTACATTGATGTTGGTAATTTACCTAAGATAAAGGCAGAACAATATCTCAAAGATGTAATGAATCGTTATCGCAATAAGTTGGTGTATGATGCAACAACTGGCGAGATACGAGATGATAGAAATCACATGAGTATGTTGGAAGATTTCTGGCTCCCACGCCGAGAGGGTGGTCGAGGCACAGAAATTACAACATTGCCTGGTGGTTCTAATTTAGGAGAGATTGATGACATCACTTACTTCCAACGGAAACTATACCGTTCACTTAACGTACCAATATCCAGATTGGAATCCGAAAGCGGATTCAGTCTGGGTCGAAGCACAGAAATTACCAGAGATGAACTCAAATTCACTAAGTTCGTACAGCGAATACGAAAGAAGTTCTCCCCCTTATTCACAGACATCCTTAAAACTCAGTTACTACTTAAAGGAATAATTGCACCTGATGATTGGCCGGAAATACAAGAACATATTCAATATGATTTTCTTGCAGATGGTCATTTCGCAGAACTTAAAGATGCAGAACTTTTGGAAAATAGACTCAATCAATTACAGACAGTTGAAGCTTATATTGGTACTTTCTTTAGTAAGGAATATGTATTGAAGAAAGTGTTGCGTATGAATGATTCAGAAATTCAAGAAATGCGTGATCAGATCAAGAAAGAGGCTGATACCGATCCGATGGATGGTGGAATTGTTATACCCGATGGTGGTGATGGTATCCAGAGAATACCTGTTGATCCAACGGGTATGCCGATTGATCCAGAAATGCCATCAGATGATAGAGCAAAAATGGCATTAGGTATACCTCCTGAAGGTGAAGGAGAAGAGGAACCAGTTGAAGCTGAAGCTGATCCCTCGTTTATTGTGAAAGGAAGAAAAAAATGAGTAGAGAATTTGTAGATTCAATTTCAGTAGGAAATAATTTAGGAGCTGAAAAGGCTTTCAAAGATTCAATTGCCGGTAAGGTTGGTGATGCATTGGAAGTAAAAAGAAAAGAAATATCTAAATCTTTTGTAGCTAGTTCTATAGAACATGCTGTATCTGTAGATAATACTACAAACCAAGAAGTTGAGGTAAACGAGGAGTAAAAATGTCAAAGTCAAAAATTTCTATGTTATTAATTTTATTGCTAATCATCGCGGCCGCTGTCGGAGCTTATTTTTATAATAACCAATCCGAACCTGTGATTGAACAAATAATAGAACCTGATGTAAACGAGGAAATCAGAGGTTGATGGAATGAGTCAGACGTTTGAAGGTGTATACAAGTCTGTAATAGAAAAAGATGAACACAAAAAATCTCGGCAGTATAAGAAGTTATCTCCGAAGATGAAGGGTGCTGTTGATCAAATCTTTAGAATTATGGATTCTAAACCTTCAGATTTCCTAAATACTTTTGAGAAAACTATGCGTGAAGTCGCAAAGAAGTTTAGGGTTTCTGAGAAAGAACTTATGGATTATTTTGAGAAAGAAATGCTTTCGATTTAAGGAGTTAGAGAATGTCTTTTGCAACAAGAACATTAAGAGATACGGTTGTAGACCGAGCTGCTGCTGGTGGAATAGTTACTGTCTTAGTTAATATTGATAATGATACAACTGCAACAAATGCTATCTTAGATGCAAGTGCTTTAGACGGACATGCTAACGGAGCTAAATTACATATCAAAAGACTTTGGTGGGGTTTAGTACAAGGAACTGCGAATGATGATACAGGCCATGCTGCAATTATTGAACAGGGTGATTCAGATGTAACATTAATTGACCTTGCTGGAAGTGGACATTATGATGGTTCTGCTGGGTTGATTAAATCTAATGCGACAAATACTGGCGCAACCTCTGGTGATATGGAACTATCTTGTCAAGGTACATCAGGTTTTATATTGATTGAGTTCATTAAAGATGAAAATTATACGTCATAATAAGGAAAAATAATATGGACACTGTAAAATTATTTACAGAAGCTGTAGATGAAGTAGAATATATCACCGAAGAAAAAGAAGGTGGTGGTAAAAATTATAAAATTAAAGGTATTTTCCTTCAAGCAGATATTAAAAACCGTAATGGTCGGGTATATCCTATGGAAGTTCTTGAAAAGGAAGTTGCCCGATATAATAAGAAATTCATCAATGAAAAACGTGCTTATGGAGAGTTAGGACATCCCGAAGGTCCAACTGTTAACCTTGAGCGTGTATCTCATATGGTTACAGAATTGTATCCAGATGGTAAGAATTTTATTGGTGCAGCAAAGATTATGGAAACCCCAATGGGTAAGATTGTAAAAAATATTATGAATGAGGGTGGTAAGTTGGGTGTTTCTTCTAGAGGCATGGGAAGTTTGAATCAAAAAAATGGTGCAAATTATGTGCGAGATGATTTTTATCTTGCAACCGCAGCTGATATTGTTGCAGACCCTTCCGCACCGAATGCTTTTGTAGAAGGTATTATGGAGGGAAAAGAATGGGTCTGGAATAATGGGGCCCTTATTGAGTCAGAACTTGTTGAATTAAAGCGGAAATTTGATGTTAAAAAGCGTAAAAGAGATGCAAAAGTGGAAGCTTTGGAGTTTGCAAAGTTCCTCAAAAAATTATAATTTATAAATATAGTATACACAAAGGTAAGGAGACAAACCTATGTCCGAATTAGATAAAACAATTGAAGAACTCGAAGCAGAAGTTCTTGCTGAACTTGAAGAAGCTTCTGAGAAACCTTTAGGCAAGGCAAAAGACCTTGGATTAGGTTCTGATAATGCTGGAGATAGTGTCTCCAACGCTAAAGACCCTGCTCCTAATGTCGCTGGTACTGATAAGAAAGAAACCGTAAAGGGTGAGAAAGCAAAAGACTTGGGTGGTCTGGACGGTCAAGACGAAAAAGTTGATAAGGCAAAGGATAAGAAGGCCGATGCCGTTGACCAATCAGAGCATGAAGTTGGTAAGAAAGCAACTGCTGCAGCTAAAGCAGTAAGTGGCGATGCTCAACAGAAAGGTTCAAAATCAGCTGAGGGTCCGAAGAAATTGGCCGCTGGTGATGAAATTGACCATGACGGCGAAGAGCTCAAGGAGAATAAAAAGATGACTAAAGCTCAGGCTCTAGAACAGATTGGTAAAATGAAGAAGGCGGACATCGAAGAGATGTTGGCCTCCCGTGCTGCTAAACTTGCTGAAACCGATAAGGCGGAAACAGAGGAAGAGTTGAAGAAGCTTGAAGACCAGAAGGCAGAAATTGACGAAAGAATTAAGAGCATTTCTGTCAAAGAGGATATGGAAGCGCTTATGGGTGCTGACGATAATCTCAGTGAGGAGTTCAAGGTTAAGGCCGCAACTATCTTTGAGGCTGCAGTAAAAACTAAGATTCGTTCAGAGATTGAGCGAATTGACGATCAAGTAAGGTCTGAG